GCGAGGACGGATCGCTTTCGTCCTTGTTCAGGCACTTGATTGCCGCGTCGAGAACGACCCATTCCTCCCAGCCGTCCCGCCCGTCGAACGTGTCCGAGCCGGCGGTCATGTCGGAGAACGTCCGAACGTAGATGATCGTGTACGACGTTCCCTCGGGGGGTCCGGGGCTGATATCAACCTCGGTCGCCGTTACCCGATAGAAGTACGGCGGACCCGACTCGCCGTTGGCAACGCCGAGGCCGGCGAGCTCGGGGAACCGTTCGTAGTTGTAGCGCTCGAGGACCTCGAACCGGCCGCCGATAACGAGCGAGAACGAGCGGAGCTTGTAGAAGTCCGCGACGAGGGAAACCTTGGTGTGTCCGCTCGCCGGGGCCGGGGTCGTCGCCGTGGTCGCCGTGGTGAAATACTCCTCGTCAACCTGCACAAGGATGCTGTGCAGCGCGGCGCACGACTGGTTTATGTAGCGCGTGATCTGCGCGTCCGTGATGTGCGTCGAGCCTTCAATGTCGGCGCGGTCCCGCACCTCGGCGATGAGCTCGGTGAGGGTACGTGTCCGCGCCATGGCTCACTCCTTGAGCATGTCGAGGATACGCGCGATCGCCCGGTCGTCCTTTGCGTCCACGGCCTCGAGGAGCGCGCGCGCCGTGGCCATGGAGGACACGGACGGTTCATCGCCGCCCGCAGCCTCCTCGGCCTCGTCGTCGAGCGTCGGCACGGAGGCGAGCAGCCCCGCCGCCGTACCGATGCCCTCGTCGTCCTCGTCGGGGCCGATCACAGGCCCACTCGCGGCGCCGCGCCGTCACGCAGGATCAGCGTGAAATACGCTTCATCGCCGTTGGTCGCGTCCACCTGCGTGGCGAACTCGAGGCCGATCGTCAGCACCGGAAGCTGCACGCCGGTGCCCGCCTTTGCGACCTCGATCGTGAAGGTCGAGCCGGCGCCACAGATCCGGTCCGCCGTCGTCGCCGTGAGCGTCATCTCCTTGCGCGCGTACTGCGTCCACGACCCGCCCGCAACGTCCGTGAGGAGCGTTGCGAGAGTCGTCTTGCTCGCGCCCGCGGAGGTGCGCTTGCTGACGGTGATCGTGGCGTAGTTCGCCGCGTCCGCCGTCACGGCGGCGTCGGGAACGATGTACGCGCCGATGATGCGGGAGCCCTCGACGATCGAACCGATGGCGGTTTCGGTCGTCGTGGTGCTCGCCGCCGCGTCCTGCGCCTTGCGCGGGAAGGCGACCGTCCGCCGTCCCGAGGACAGCTGAAAGTCAATGACGTTCGCGCCGGCCGTAAGGTCCACGTTCGACACTTCGAAGTGCAGACCCTGCGTAACGGCGTTCCCGTCAACCACACCCGACGCGGCGAGCACGCTCGAGTAGTTGTCAGCCAACGTGCATCGGTAGATCCCGACGCCGGTCGGCTTGGTGATGGCGAGGCCGTTCACGGAGGTCGAGGACACAGCCCCCGACGCTCCGAAAACGACCTTGCCGAAGAGCAGTCGCGCGTTCTTGTCGAGCGACCACGGATGGGTAAACGAGCGGTTGGCCATGGGTTCCTTCCTTCTTCCCAGCCAGATCGATCACGCGATCTGGAAGTTGGCGTTCCAGCCCGGCGCCTCGCACGCGAGGTTCGCGCGCGACACGAGCTGAAGCTCGACGGCGTCAGCGGTGCCGAGGCGCAGGACGGCGTTGCCGTCGTTGTCGAGCATCTTGACGAGGTCGCCCATGCTGTAGAGCGTCCAGGTGTCGAGCTGGCCCATGAGGAGCCGATTGACCGGCGCGTCGGGGTCCATCATCACCATGATGTCGCCGGTGGGGCCGGCGATCTTGATGGCGCGATGACCGACGGTCGGCTCGTCGTACGCCTCGACGGTGTCATAGACGATCTTGCTGCCAAGAGCGAGCTGCAGGTTGCGGAAGTTGACCGAGCTCATCACGGCGAAGTCGATCGTCCCGTTCTCGCGCGCGAGGAGCTCCGCGCCGACGATCAGCGCCTCTTCAGCCGCGTAGCTCGAGAGGTCCGCGCGCATCCCGTAGAGGCGCGAATCGACCGAGCGGTCGAGGCCGAAGAACGAGGTGATGAGCGAACCCGACGCGACGCGCGGGACCCAGCCCTCGACGCCGGTCAGGACCGAGCCGAAGTCGCCGTCGGCGAAGAGGTAGTCGTTGACCGCACAGCCGGTGATCTGCGTGCTCCAGTTGGCGTCGGTCGTCAGCGTGCCCGCCGCGCGGTCGATCGCCGTGACGGTCGCCGAACCAGCGTGGACGGTGCCCGAGGTGCCGTCGGTCGTGTCGCCCTTGAGCTCCATCCCGACCTCGAACCAGCGAACGTCACTCGCCTGCGAGAGCGAGATCGTGGTGCTCGCCACGGTCGACCCGCTCGAGATCTGCCCGAGGGCGCCGCCGCCGGTGCCGAAGATGTGCCGGCACAGGCGACGCTTCATCGTGTAGATGGCGCGGTCCGTCTCCGACTTCAGCGCATCGATGAACGCGCCCGGGTCACCCTGCGCCGCGTCGATGACCTCGCCGTCGATCTGCGCGAAGCCGTAGTGGTTCTTGTGCGTCACGGTACACTTCGCGTACTCCGAGGACGTCATGTTGGCGCGGCCCTGCGTGAAGTTGGCGCTGACGCCCTGCGGACCCGTGTAGTGGAACGGGACCACGACACCCTGTGAGCGGAGCTTGCTGGTGTCCTTCTTGATCGACGCAATGAACGGCGAATTCTTGTAAATCGCCTTCTTCGGAACGCCGGTGGGGTAAAGCTGCTTGAGCGCCGCGGTAACGGAGCCGTTATCGAGAGAGGCCATGGTGCGTCATCCCTTGCCGCCTCGCGATGCTGTGAACGAGGCAATTGCGGCCTGCCGTTGCTCGCGTGCCTCGAGCTCCCGAGAACGGAGCTTCGAGGGCGCTTGCTCTGCGGGCGTTGCCCGCGCCGAGGCCAGATCCTTGGTGAGCGTCCGCGGACCACCCGCGTTGCTCGTCGTTCCGGCCTGGCTCTCGGTTGGCCGCTTGTTGTCCGGCGCACTGACGCCCCCAAGGAGGGCGCGGACCTTTGCGAGCTTTGCATAGCCGCTCGCACGCTGCAAGAGGGCCGCTTCGAACGACGCAAGGGCCTGTGCGGCATCGTGCGTCGGATGGGCCTTTTCGTATTCGATGAGGGCGCGGCGGTAGTAGGCCGGATCGCGCTCGAGCTCCATCGCGATGAGCTCGTACTTCTCGCCGCCTGCCTTTGCGACGCTCGTGCAGTGAGCGAGCACGGCGGCCTCGTGGCCAGCCGCACGCTCGGCAGCCTGCGACTCCTGCATGGCGGCGATCTGCGCCTTGAGCGCCTCGATCGACGCGGCCGTCTCGGCCGCCGGATCGGGCTTGCGCGCCGTGGCGAGGAGCGCCTTGGTCACGTCCGCCTTGCTCATGCCCGGGAAGGCGTCGAGGATCGCGCCCCATGCGTCGGTCTTGAGGAGCGCCTTGCGCTTCTCGGGGGACATCGCCTCGATCTGCTTGCGCGCATCGTCTAGCTGACGCTGGACGGCGTCGCGTTCCTTCGACGCTTTCTCGGCGCGGCGCAGCGCGCTCGCTTCCTCGAGGGCCTTCCGCGCATCGGGCGCGGCGGGAGGCGTTGCGGGAGCCGCCGTCGTCGTGGGCGCGGCAGTGGCCGGCGCGGCGGGCGCGGCAGGCGTTGCAGTCGTCGTCGGAGTCGTCGGGGCTGCGGTCGGGTCGCTCACTCTGTCACCTCATGCCGCCATCGGGGCGGGAACCGGAGGCCCGGCCGGAGCGGCCTGCGGCCCCATCGCTTCAGCCGGCATCGGAGGCGCGGCCGCGGGAGGCGGCGCGGCAGCCTTTGCCATGAGGCTCGCCACGGCGTCTCGGTACTGCCGCACGGATTCGACGACATCCTCCGGCGCGCCGTTGTCCTCGGCCTCCCACACGGCAGCCGACGAGAGTTCGAGCGCGACCCGGAGGTCAATCGAACCGTCGGGCGCCTCGCGTTCGCCGCCGTCGAGGAGGCTATTGAGCACGCTCCGCACGTGCCGACGCGATGCCGTGACGCGCGACCACATCTCCTCGAGGTCCGGGAGGTCGAGCATCTCCATCCCGGTGCCCGGGTCGATCCATCCGGCGGACGCGAGCTCTTGCACCATTTGGATTCGCCCGGCCGGGGTCTGCGGCAGTAGCGAAACGGGGAAGCACTGAAGCGTGTACGCCGACTCGGCGAGGTTCACGTCAGCCCACTCGAGCGTCTCCGGCTCGCGACGGTCGGGCGCGTCGATCGTGAACCCGGGCATCTCGCGGACCTCGTCGAGCGCACGGCGCACGATATCGAGGTGCCACTCCTCCCAACGCCGCCCGGCGATGACGAAACGCTCGCTCTCGATATCGTTGAACTCGCGCAGCGCGGCGCCGCTGTCGAGGCCGGCGGGCTTGCGGGAGGTCGCCGCAAGCTGGGAAATGCCTACCTCCTCGTATGCCGCGGCGACGAGGCGATCGATCTGCGCGAACATTTCGGGATGCACGGCCTGCTGCGGCACGATGACCGGCGGCGTGCCGCCCCTGGACACCATGTGAACGGTGCCCGTCACGTTATCAACGTGCGCCTTGGGGATGCCCGATGCTTCGTCGAGGTAGACCTTGGTCGCGCTAAACGTGTGCATCGCCAGTTGGATGCGCTGCAATAGCTTATTGAGCTCGAACTGAATGCCCTTGAGACGGTCCGCCATGCCGCGGCCCCAAAAGCCGACGAGCGGATCCTCCCAACGCATGACGACGAACGGGAAGGACTGCCGGGTCCACTTTTCATCGAGGAGCACGCCGCGCCGGGTCACGATGACATGGCGCCCGTCGTCGGCCTCGTCGCTCGACGGCAGCCGCCACGCCTCGACCACTTCGATCTGGTCGCACGTCGCATCGCGGCCCATGGCGTTGGCTTGATCGTCGGGAGTCGGCGCGAGCTCGATAGCCGCGCGACGCTCGCCAACGCCGCGGCCCTCTCCAACGAACGCCTCGAGGGCGACCGCACGATCGACGAAACGCCGCTGGACTAGCTGCCGAGGCTCGCCGTAGAGCGATTCAAGCGCGTCGACGAAAACCTCCCACGGGAAGGCGCCCTCGAGGCCGATGACCTTGCCGCGCGGAACGATCTTGACGAGCGACGTACCGAATACGCACGCCTCACGGAGCTTGACCGGGCCGAGCCGATAGGCGTCTGTCTGGTGCAAGAGGCCCTTGGCAAACTTGTTGAGCTTGCCGACGCGCCGCCGCGTATCCCACGCCGCGCCATTCGTCACGAACTGCGGCGCCGGGCGATTCTTCGCGAGCTTCGCGACCGCCGTATCGACGCACGACGCCACGACGTTGCGCTTGAGCCGTTCGCCCGGGAGGTTGGTCGAATAGCTCGCCGGCCCGAGGCCGAGTTGCTTGGTGCCGCCGTAGAGCCGCGCGTGCGTGAGGAGCTCGGCGAGGCGGTCTTGGTCCTGACGCTCGAAGCGGTCGAGCGTTTCGCAGACACGGCCGGCGAGGCGCGCAGGCTCGGCCGTCCACCATCGCGCGTCGGTCCTCATGCCGACCACCACAACGTCGACTCACGCTCGGCGTTCTCGCGCGCCTTGCGCTCGTCGTCAGTTTCGGGGCGCTCCTGCCTCGGCTTGCTCGAGACGGCCGGAGGCGCGGCCCACGTCACCGCAACGGAGTCGGCCGAAACGCAAACGCTCGTCGCGCCCGAGGCGCGCAAGCGTTCCACGAGGGCTACCAGTTCTCCCAGGGATCCGTTTGCTCCCGACGCCATGCCCGCTCCTCGGCTGCTAGCGCATCGCGCTCACGCTGCGCGTGCCACTCTGCGGAATACGGCTTAGGGCGCGGGTCCGGTGCCGCCGTTGACGCATAGGCTCGCGCCTCGCGCCATCCGTAGAGTGCCGCATCGCTAGCGTGGTCGTCAAGTCCAGGCGCGACGTCAAGCCCGTCCTTGTCCCACACGAGCGATTCCCACTCGGCAATGAGCGGCTCGCAATCGCCGGCCACGACCTTGATTAGCCCGCGCTCGAGCTCGCCGTTTAGCAACTTCCGAAAGCCGAGCTTGTCCCGCTTCTGCGCCGCCTTTGCCGGGATGCCATAGCGCGTTCGGAGCTCGCCGCCGTAGCCCTTGCCCAACGCGCCCTCGTCCAGCACCACGACGGCCTCGGGGTACACCTCGAGGACGGCGCGGACCTCCTCCGCGAACGATGACGGGATGAGCCCCGGCAGTTTCCACGCGCGCGAGCAATAGGCGACGGGGTCGTGCGCGGAGAAGTGCCACAACGCGAATGCCGTGGTCGCCTTGCGCTCCGACGCGCCGAGGTCGCATCCGAGCACGGTCCGCCATTCACGCTCCGGCAGTGCGTCGATCGTGTTGAGCGCCCGGTCGTACCTGTAGACGCGGCCCGTCGTGTCGAGGACCCACAGGCCGCGCTCGAGTTGGTCGCGTGTCGTGGCGTCGAGGACGGCGAGGCTCGCTCGGTACTCTGCCACGTCAAGGTGCGGGTTATCGTCGAGGCGCGCGGGTATGAACGGCCTCGAGGCGTCGCCCGGATCAACGAAGCGCGCCTTTACCCACGAATGCCCAACGCCGCCGGGGTTCGACGCGGAACGAATGCGGATCGGGATGCTCGACCCGACGAGGCGCCGGAGTCGGCTGTTTAGGTACAGGTACGGCCGCTCGGTCCACTGCGTGAGCTCGTCGATGCCCACAAACTGCACCTGCGCGCCCTGATACCTGAAAACGTCAGCCGGGGTTTCGCAGTACCCGAACGTTAGCGAGCTCGAGCCGCCGCCGGGGCACGGGAGCGTCCATCGCTTGTCATCGCCAGACCACGTCGCGCCCGTCCCGCGTAGCCACGTCGCCGCGCGTTCCATGAGGGCGTCGGGCAGCCGTAGGTCTTGATACGTGCGGCGCAGTAGGAGCGCTGAGTATCCCGGAACGTGCGCGTATTGCAGCGCGGCCATTAGCAGCGCGTCGCTCTTGCCGCCTCCCGCCGCGCCGCCATAGAGCGCCTCCCGCGCCGGGACCGACAGAAACCGAAGCTGCGGCGGCGTTGGTGTGTGCGGGCAGTACGGGATCGAGAGCGCCCGCGCGAATCGGTCGCGAAAGCCGCTCACTTCCGAGGCCGCGGCTGCTCTACGTGGCCCACGACGTCACGCACGTTGATCCACGGGATGAACGAGTCGCCGGAGGCTCCCTTGTAGGTCCATCGGACCGATATCCCGATCGGCCCGGCCTCCATCGCGCAGGCCGGCTCGTCGCTCGAGGGCGCCGAGTAGAGCGAAAGCCGCTCCATCGTTCCGATGCTGACGCTTTCCCGCACACGTACACGCACGATCATCGCTTTGCCTCCCGGAGCCCAATCTTGCGGGCCCATGCAGCCCCGGCCCTCGTGGCCGGGACAAACCGATCGACGCCTAGCTCCCGGACGAGCGCGCGACCAACGCCGCCGTCTCGACGCTCGCGCCGAACAAACACGTACTGAAGCGCGCCATCCGAGGCGCACGCGAAGCCGTACAAGTGA